GTTGTGCAAGAAACGTGAAACCATCCGCAGCCTCCAACGAAGCAGACTGCCGACCATTCGGCTCGAAATCAAAATTCCAGTCAAGAATCTTCCCCACATACTGAACCGCCGTACCGTTAGCCAACACACGCACATCACGGCGAGGCACAATATCCCCGTAAAAAGGTGAACTCGTATAAAGAGGGTCGAACGCACGATCCTCATTATTCACCGTCACCGACAAAGTGCCAGCATTGAACCTGTCAAGGTCACGGTTCTTGCCCCGCGACAACGACAACCCCGTCACCCTCGAAGTGATGTCAGTGAATGAAATTCCACCAACAGTGAACTCAGTGTTGCCGATAACACCAGCCACCGCATCATCCAACGTGAACGCTTTAGAGAGCCCCAGCTCAACCGTTACCGACACGGGTTACGCCTTCGCAAACACTGGGCCAGAAGTACGCTCATACCGTTTGATCGCGTTGACAATCTGCTCACCAACCTGAGCCCCATTAGTGCCCATACCCGCCGTCACATTGATTGTGATGTTCGTGCCACCACCGCCTAGCCGGTCATTCGGCACAATGTTTCCGCCGCGACCCGGCATGAAAACCTCCGGCCCCTGCTCACCAACTAGGTACGGCATACCACCTGTCACACGCCCACCCTGAGCCCGCTCACCAAAGTTAGGCAAACTCACCCCCGCGGGAGTCTTCCTAGACAGTTGGTCGAAGAATTGTTTAGCACGTTCATAAGCACCCCTGAACGCATCCGCAATACGGCCCAAACCGTCAGACAAAGCACCAAGACCCGGAACCAAGTTTTCTGAGCTAATACCCAAGTTTTCCAAACTCTCAGTGGTAGCCACAGTGATGAAGTTCCAATCCGTGAACATCCCAGCAACTCCACCAATCACATCGCCTAAGAAGGTGACGAAACTAATCAGTGGCGGCAACAGCTGAAGCAACAACGGGATGACCTGCTCAGCCAACTGAACCATCAACGGAAGCAACTTGATAAGGTCGGGCAGGAGTTTCGCAAACCCGATAATCATTTGCTCCAAGAATCCCAGGAACGCCTCATTCTTGCTTAGCTTCTCAATGTTTATCAAGAACCCTTCCAGCAGCGTATTCTCCTCGCTAATGTTGAAAGCCTTACGAATGGCAATGCCAACCTGCTCGAACGCCGGCTGAAGGGCTGAAAATGTAGTCCCGATGTCCCTGAGCAAAGTCGGAAACTTTACTTCAAAAAACTCTGTCAAAGGTGGCACAACGTTGGTCAGGAAATACTCGACAAACCCCTGGAACGAAGGCAACAAGGCAATACCAATTGTTTCCTTTATCTGCTCCAACCCCAACCGGAATCGATCCGAATACAGTGCGCCCGCCTCAGCCGCCCCACCATATTGTGACTCCACCTCCGTCAAAATCAAAGCCTGAGCATCGAGCAAGCGGTTCGACTGAACCAAAGTCTTAATCTGCTCCTGCTGTTGCGCCGTAAACGTAGTGCCACCCTTACGCAACGCAGTAATACCCCGAATCGGGTCTTCCAACGCCTTACCCAAAGCAATCGCCTGACCGGAAGCATCACGTTTCAACACCATCGCCATGTCAAACGCGGCCTTCGTAGCCCGGTCAAAACTCCCACCAGCCTCACCAGCCGAAGCACCCAAAGCCTTGAACGACAACAGTTGCGCCTGAACACTCTTCACAACCTCAGCGTCAACACCAAGACGCAACTCCTGAGCATCCGCAAACTTGATAAGCCTGTTGGTGACAGAATCTAGTTCCCCGCCAAACTGGTTAGTGGTTTTTGCAACCTGTTTGAGAACAGCGTTAGCTTGCAAAACATCCTGACCCATACGGATAGTTTCTGCAGCAAAATTCCCAATAGCCCTGATAGCGAAAGCACCCGCAACAAGCACACCGATGCCGGCCACAGCCTTACCGAACCCGCCCAAAGCGGTCTGAGCCTGCTTGATACCAGTCGGGTCAAACTTGGAAATGACCGGAATATCAACTGCACCACTCATCGAATCCTCCTGTTAACCAAAGCCACATACTTCTCAATAATCCGAGCCGCAATAGCGGTGACCTTTCGAGCATCATCCTTCGCCTGCGGAATGAGGAACCGACCCAACCCGGCCTTCACGTTGTAGCCGGCAGTTTTCAAACCCCGCACCAAGTTATCGCCCCGGTAGGTCATACCCTTGCGGTCTTTACCCTTATTCACAGAACCTGCTAACTCCAAAATCTCAAACCCTGCCTTACCCGAGCCTCGAGTGCGAAATTTCATCGAAACCACAGGATAGAAACCAGGCTTCTTCGCGCGCTTACCTAAAGGGGTTACAACCGAACCGCCAACAGCACCCCACTGGTAAGGCGTGCCAGCCTGAGCCTTAGCACCAAAACCAGAAAGCGGTGACTCCCTCGGAATCTGACTAGCAAGCCCAGTGACAAAAGGCTTCAAGTCGGAACGCATCTCCTTTTGGAGCGCCTTACGCAAACCCGGGTCAATCTGCCTCAGCTCAGACAGCAACACCTTCAAATCGGCGGCTTTGACAGTGAACTGGGCGGGCATACCCCTATTCTACCGCCGGCCCCGCTTACCACTCTGGGCCTGAGCCCGAGCAATCAGATAGCGTTCGATAGTCCACAACATTCGAGGCTCAAGCTTCAACAACTCGAGGGGACTAATCCCCGTTTCGCAAGCTAGGGCTGCAATCTCCCAGTGCAGGCTCGAATCACCGAGCCCCTTTATTTTTTTGTGGGAGCCTCAGACACCATCGAAACAGACTCAACCCACTTCTCAAAGTCATCCGTGGTGTGCCCGGTACGCTTCAGAGCGTGCCACGCCAAAAAGAACATATGCGTCAAACGCACTTCATCCCCCAGGCGGGCAACACTCAAATCGAAGCGTGCCTCGAAAGCAATGAGATCGGCAGCAATAGCCGAACACTCAACGCTTGTTTCGTCAATGAAAGTTACTTGTAGGTTTATTGGGTTCATTGGTTACGCGGTTCCTCTAGTCACAGTTCCATCAGCCAAAGGCCATGTTACCGACAGAGTAGCCAAATCGCCAACCGAGCTAGCAAACGGACTGTACTCAGTGACAAGGAACACGCCAGTGTAAGACGGGTTAGTTGCGGTCACAGCAGTGCCGTTAGGGATAGCCACCACGGTTGCGTTACTGCCCAAAAGCGGGAACAGTGTGGCATCCACAGCAGCAGAACCGAAGTCCTGGTGGAAGTCAATGGTTACGGAAGCATCTTTGAGGGCCCCGATACGCTGAACGAAAGTATCACCAAAAGCTGTGACCTCTTGCTCGGCTGACGAGATATCCCAAGTCAGTGCCGCAATCGCAGTCGAAAAATCTGCGCCATTGATTTTGATGTTGTAGTTAGTAGCGACAAACTTTGCCACAGTTTTCTCCTTATAGTGCGAACACGGTCACGGCAAAATCTGCCGAAAGGTAAGTTATATCTCCAATTGTAACGGAGGTGATGTTAGTCATCTCAGAAACCCTCGTGTCAAAAGCGTTACCGCCCAGAGTGCGATCTGATTCGATAGCCGTCTTTAGTGAACCCGCCCCGGTACTAATCAAAGCGTCAAGGTTCTTCTGCGCCTGCACTGTCGCAAGCCTGCCGAAAATCACTGTCACCACGAAACTGTATTCACTCAACCCTTTAGCGAACGCACTGTTATAGGTCACAGAACCCAACTGCACAACAGCAGCGGGCATCATCGGATCGTCAGGAATCTCCGCGTAAGTGCGAAGGCCTGCAATCGTCCCCATGTTTGTTGCGAGGCCAGCCCGCATCAGGCTGATGCTCACGCGAAACGAAGCTTCCTGTAAGGGTCTACCAATCGCATGACATCCGGGTCGAGTCTGCCGATTCTGATTGCTCCCATGTCCGAGAACCCAAGCACACCCGTTGGGGACTCATACCGCTTGTACGCCCGCAGTGAGCTTAGGATTGTGGCCTGTTTGATAGCGGAAGGCACCGAAGCGAACCCGAACACACCCGTCACCTGCACGCTCGCCTGAGAAGAATTCACGTTCCGAGGCTCATATACCGGCCACAAATAATTACCAATAGACCTAATGCGTGTTGCGGGTGTGGCAATCCCACCAGCTAACCCGTTCAGAGGCTCCAACTGGAAATCTGTGGAAGCCCAAGTGATGTCGAAAGTCCCATCCCCGTTACTGTCCGACTTGATTGTGGTCACAGAAATAATGTCATCCGTTTCCACCAAGTAAATGTCCTGCGGAATATACACGCGGGCCACCGCTGTGGCACCCGTGCTGAAAAAGACGCGCTCAGTGTAGGCGTCAATGTCGCGGGAACTCGACTCAATAGCAGTCTCCAACAACGAGTCATCAATGTTGTCGGTGATTCTGGCCGCAGCCTTCACCTCAGCGAGTGTTGCGTAACCGTTCACGATAGCCAAAATAAACCTCCACCCACCATTCTACCGCCCGGCCTCCCACCCGTTCAGCCTCCGCCGTTCCACATCCCAAAACCCTGCACTGTAATCTTCCCGCGCAACCTTGTCATGGTACAAAGCGACATTCGTGGGGAAAGTGCGAAAGTTGTTCTGCAACAAGTCTTGGTCGGAATTTATTGTCGAACTGTTGTCATGAATCATCGGCACCTCGATTGACCGAATCGTAACCCCAGCTTGCTCCGCCCGCCACACATAATCGTTGTCCTCACAGAATGCCGGGAAGAAACGCTCATCAAACAAACCCACACGCCTCACAGCCTCATAACCGAGCGCAAACGCCTGCCAGTTAGGGAACATCTTAGACAGGGTTATCTCGTCACTACGGGCCTCTGAGAGCCTCCCAAGGGCACCAGGGGCAAACTGCACGTCATTCGAGACGATAAACCAGCGTTCAGCATACGGAAAGGACTTGATACCCAAATTCCATGACGCTGCCACCCCGAGGTTAGCGGGCATCGGCAGGTAGGTGGTGTGCTCCACACAAGCCGGCACATCAATCCCCATATCCTCCAACACGTTCGAAGCGCCATTATCAATGATGAGCAAATGCCCAACAGGGTAGTCAATGCTCGACACCATGCGATCTAACAGGTCGTAACGGTTTAGCACCGGCACAATCAGGTTCTCTAACACCACGTTCCCTTCCACTTCACCACAAGGTCATTCTCCAACACCAGGTTCTTACGCCCGTGACGCT